CAGGACTCCCGTGAGAAAGTCCCTGCGAACTTCTACAACACCCGCTGGTGGTCTAAGGAGTGGAAGAAGTCCTTATCACGCACCCGTGATTACCTTCGCCTAGCCGTTAATAACAAACTTATGGAGTGCCGTTACTTCGTGGTTGCCGACGGCAAGACGGCCCGTAAGTGTGCCTACTTCAAACTCATCAAATGAAGTATCGCCCTATCCGCCTGGAGCCACGGGAAGATTTTGACAAGGCCATCGTGCATCAATACAAGAACGGCACGCTGGTCTATTCATACGAAATGCTCGTCGCAGTAGTGATGGAGCAAGGAGTCGAGTCGGAGGAAGAAGCCATCGAATACATCGAGTATAACATTATGGGCTTGAAATCCCCGCAGTTCCATTTCGTAGTCAGAGACTAGCCACCAACAATGACCACAACAGACCGCATCAAGGGGGCGAGAGCCTACCTTGCCAAACTACCTCACGCCGTTTCTGGGCAGGGAGGACATCCAGCCACTTACAGGGCCGCCAGCATCCTTGCTCACGGCTTTGAACTCGGATGGGATGACGCCTGGACTCTGCTCCAAGAATGGAACGTCTCCCACTGCTCTCCGCCTTGGGGCGACAAGGAACTCCGCCACAAGTTGAACGATGCCTACGTCAAGCCGCACGAACGTCCGAAGGGATGGTTGGGCAAGCAGGAGCGTGCCGTCGGTTCCAACGGTCGGATGATGTTCGACCCGAAGCGTGTCTTTGAAGCCACATTCCCAGCCGCCAATCTTACCACGGCTGACCTCTTGCTGGCGGCGTTCAAGGACGATGAAATTGTCTGCATCACGAATGAGGCAGGACAGAACGAGGACGGCAAATACTTCCCTGCCTCCAAGGGGAACTTCCTGACCAGAGCCGAATGGATTACCCGCTTCTTCGGGCCTGACGCCAAGAGCAAGAAGCACTATGAGGCTACGGAGCAGGGTGCTTGGCTTCGCATCAATCCGTTCAAGTCGGACGACTTCTCTGGCACTGACCAGTCGGTGTCTGCCTACCGCCACGTCCTCGTCGAGTTCGATAAGAAGAAGCGTGAGGAACAGATTGCCATCTTCCATCAGTCCAACCTCCCCATCACCGCCCTCATCGACTCTGGAGGCAAGTCCGTCCACGCCTGGGTGCGTGTGGATGCCGAGACGAAGGAGCAGTGGGAGGAACGCCGTAATACGGTGTATGACTTCCTGACCGACCACGAACCAGACCCCCAGAATAAAAACCCTTCCAGGTGGTCACGCCTAGGCGGGGTGATGCGTGGGGACAAGGAGCAGAAGGTGGTAGCCCTCAAGGTGGGTGCTGAGTCTTGGGACGCTTGGGTTATCTGGCGAGACGGCCAAGACCTCCCTGACGAACTCAGGACGGACTTCCTAGAAACCTACGACACCCAACACGACCCCAACCACGTCATCGGACACGGACGCTGGCTCTGCCGAGGCGGTAGCCTTCTCATCACGGGACAGTCGGGTATCGGCAAGTCCTCCTTTACGATGCAGACGGCCTGCTCTTGGGCTTTGGGCCGTGAACTGTTCGGCATCCCAGTCAAGAAGCCCCTGCGTGTTGGCGTCATCCAGGCGGAGTGCGACGTCGGAGACTTGGCTGAGTCCTACCAGGGTGTCACGTCCTCGATGAGCCTGTCGGCGGCGGATAAGCAAGTCCTCAAGGAGAACCTACGCTTCTACACCGAGACGACCAAGACGGGCAAGGACTTCGCTGACTTGGTTCGCAAGATTGTCGTTCGGATGCAACTGGACGTCATCTTCTGCGACCCGCTACTTTCCTACGTCGGGGGCGACCTATCCAAGCAGGAGGTGGCTTCCCACTTTCTCCGCAACCTCATCCAGCCCATCCTCAAGGACACGGGGTGCATCATCGTCTTCACCCACCACGAAGGTAAGCCGAAGCCAAAGGAGGTGACGGAAGGCCAGACCATTAGTGATATGGCATACAGTGGCCTAGGAAGTTCGGAACTCGTCAACTGGGCGAGAGCCATCATCAACGTCCGCCGTGAGTCCAAGGACTTCCCCATCTTCTCCTTCAACCTGACCAAGCGTGGCAAATTGGCTGGGATGCGTATGCCAGACGGCAAGCCTACCCTATCCATCAAACTCCGCCACGCCGAAGGCAAGGTGCTATGGGAGGTTGCTCCCCCAGGTTCTAAGTTCGCCTTGCTTGAGGTCGGCCAGCAGTACGCCCACTTCTCCACCAAGCCTATGACAAGCCGTGGGGCTTTGATTAAGGAACTGGAGTCCGACTACGGCTTGAACAAGGAACAGGCGGAGGCGGTGGTCAAGGCGATGGTCACTAACGGCATCATCAGCCCTAAAAAGGTGGGTGCGGCCCTGTTTTACGAAGGAACTACCCCCTCAGAATGACAAAAACCGACCGCAAAGGCGTTTTGATAGACTGGTTGGTATCTACCTATTCCCCTTTTGCCCCCAAAGTCGCCAAGCCAACGCTATCCCCATCATCAGGGAAGCCACGACGAGGGCAACGGCTATGTCCCGTGAAGTCTGGAGGGCAAGGGTCGCCTCCGACAACTGCCTCTCCGTCTTCAGGTCGTCAGACTTGATGCCTGAGTCGGTGATGAGCATCACCATCGCCTCAGTCGAAGCGAAGGCGTTGAGAACCTCATTGACCACCCAGGCCGTATAGACGGCACAAACGGACGAGATGCCGAGGATGATGCCTGCGGAGATTAACAGGTTGTTATCTACGCTTGGCTTTCCTTTTGGCATTGGCGGCTCCCTTCTTGACGGCGGCGACCTCTTTCTGGCCTCTGGCGTGAATGTATTTCAAAAGGTAGTCCAAGACCTCTGGGGCGGCATAGCCAGCCGCACCTGTGGCGGCGAAGCGTAGGGGTATGGACTGTATGTGTTCGGAGACAGCCCAGCCAACGAAGGCGGCGGTGATGGCGGCGGCGAAGATACGGCGAGCCACCCAACCCCAGGACACAGGCTCGGTGGACAGGAGCAGGCGAGCCACCATAGCCGCAGAACCTAGGGCCGAGGCAATCACCCCGTCCTTAACTACCTGTTGGTAGTCGTCTGGATTACTTGGGGGTGACGGACTCATCCTTGTTCACGGAGTCCCTAACCTTGTCGAACAACCACCAGAGTCCTAGGCCAGAGATGGCGACAAGGGTGACACCAGCGATGTATTCAAAGTAAGGGCTGTCGATAATAAAAGGAATAGAACCAGCGAACGCTCCAGCCAGAAGGATGGGGATGCCAATACGGACGGATGCGAAGGCACAGGCGATGCCGCCAAGTACGACAAGGCCAGCACCAGTGAGAGTCCAGACGTTTCGGGAGGCGTCCTGTTTGATTTGGATAATCTCTTTCTGAAGGTCGGCAATACGGGCGTCCTTCAGGGCGGACACACGCTTGGCTTCCTTCTGGTCAGCCTCCATCTTGGCCCAATTGCTATCAATCTTGGCTAGGAGTTTCTTGCCGAAGTCCATAGCGTCGGCGTACGCTTTTGCGTCCGCTTTAGCCGCACGCTGTCTGGCAAAGGCCACGTCTCCTTCTGACGGCACTGGAAGGTAGGACGAGGCTACCCCAAGTTCGGCCTTTGCGACAGCAGGCTTGTCCAGGTTCTCGACGGCGACCACGATGGCCGCACCTACACGGCTGTCGGTCTTATCCAGTTCCTTGCCGAGAGATTGAACCACGGCCCCGTTTGTCGGAGCGTCAGGTTGCTTCGGCAGTTCTGGCTTAATGGATGAGCATCCAGCCAGGAGGAAAATCAAGGCCAGATACCGCATCTCTTATTCCTTGGACTTGAGGGCGTCGAGCAGTTCCTTGCCCTTGGAGAGTTTGGAACTATTGGCGTTCTTGACGCCAGCGTAGAAGCCGCCAGCGAAGCCGATGATGAGCGATATGAGTGCGATAATCATAGAATTAAGCGGGTCGGAGGCCGAGGCGGTAGTTGACGCCATTGATGGTAACAAGAAGGTCGAGCGTGTCGGGGCCTCCAGTGTGGGCGGCGGTTCCGTTGATGGAGAAGGCAGGGCCAGTTCCGTTGGAGAATGTGGTAGCCTTAACATTTCCGATTACATCAACCTTGCTAGAACCAGCAACCCAAGGGTTATTAGGGTCATTGGAAACGCCGACGCCAACATTTCCAGACTGGTCGATAATGAAGCAGTTTTGGTCTGGAGAAGTTTCGTCTTCAACTACGATAGCCCTAGACTGTCCAGAAACGACACCCTTCTGGGTGATACGAAGTGCAGGCGTAGTGGACGTCGTGTCGATAATCTGAGGTGCAGAGAATGTGTTCGTGTTGCTGGTGTTGACCAGGATACGCCACGACCCAGTTCCGTCTCGGAAGTTGAGGTTCGTGCCGCCCGTGGAAATCCAGAGGTCGCCATTAACAAGAGCAGAAGTATTGGTTCCTCCGATGCCAATATTAAGGCCAGCCTGTCCTCCCACTGAGGTGAAAGTAGCCTTTGTGGGAAATACGGCGAATGTCTTGGGGACATAGTAAAGGTTAACATCATTAGCCAGATTGTTAATCTGGCTGGTAACGCTACTGGTCGTGGCGTAAGGCTCGACACCATTGTAGGTCAGAACGCCATTATTAACAACGGTAGTATTGTTGTTTTCAACAATGGTAAGACCACTTCCAGGGTTAAGACTTACCGATGGGAAGTTAGGAAAGATGGCCTGCGACGCACCGAAGCCACCAGTTCCAAATGAGGCAGTCGAAGAACCATACATTGAAGGCTCATCAACGATGCTGACAGAACCAACATTTACAGTAGTGCTGTTTGAGTTTTGTCCAAAGACTTGAATTGCACCATAAACAACACCACCACTAGTGCCGATATAACCCTGCGACTGAACCCACGACTCGGTTGCGTATCCAACAAGGGCAGAGCCGTCGATGTAGCCAGCGGGGTTGCTCTTATCGTACTTAAGGTTATCAAGTGAAGTCAGGGCGTAGTCGAGGTCTGACTGATTGGTAATGTCGCCAGTAATCTGCCCCCAGACGGCAGAGGTGACAGTCGGGATGTCGCTGATGGTAGCGAACGGATTGGCCGCAGAAGGGGAGTCTGCGGCGTTCAAAGCACCAGCCACATCCGAACCAAGAGTCTCGACCCCAAGGTTCTGCCAGATGACATCTTGGGTTGCGGCATCGGGGTTCTGGTCAATGTCACGACGGACGAAGCGTGCGTTGGCGACTTGTTCAGAAATGGCAGTGCCAAGGGTAAGAGGCTGGATTACGCCATCGGAAACGACATCGGCAAAGACGTTGCAAGGAGTCTGGATAAGCGTGTAACGCTTGTCGTTAAGGCTGATAGAAACCTCAAGAGTAGTCCCCTTCCTTTCAGCACCAGCAAGGAACTGATGGCACTCGGCGGTCGCAAAGTTGATAGAGCCAGAGTAACCGTTGTAACCTACGAGACTTCCAAAGGCCGTAAGAATGCTATCCTCATTGATTACAATATCCCACTGGAACTGACCAGTTGCAAACACCTGTGCAGGGGAAAGGGCGGAAGCGATTGAAGCGGGTGAGGAATTGTAGGCCAGAGTCGCCGTCTTAGTTCCGTAAGAAATAGTGACACTACCAGCCTTGGGTTGAGGATTGATGCTTACACGCCAGATACGATTGGTTCCGTTCCAAGCCTGAACTTCAGAAACCTCAACAGAAGGGGAAGGGAGGGGCGTCCAAGTGGTTCCAAGGGCGATAGGGTTCTGGCGGAGTTCCACGAACACAATCTGTCGATGTTCTGCGTTACCAGTCTGAACTAGGCTGATGGACTCATAAGAGGAAGGGGTCAGGGTGTCTGAGCCGATGCCGATGGCAGGCTTGGCCCCATAAGTATTCCAGGTAATCGTGTATCCATCGCCAGTCTTTGAGACGGCCACGCCTCCAGCCGAAGAAACGTCAGTAAGGGCGTTAAGAGCCTCTGCCACCTGTGCGGTCGTGGCATTGTAAGGCATAGGCTGGGTTTCGACGTTATTTACGGACAGTTCCCAGGTTCCGCCAGTAGGGTAGGTATTGGTATCACCAACGGCCACAGAAATAGCCGCACCCGCTGGAAATGGCACTTCGACGGGGGACGTTCCGACGCCAGCGGATGCGACAATGTGAAGTTCAAGGTTGGCTACGTTGCCTTGGTAGAAGGACGGGGCCGCCGCCTGGATGAAGGCAGACTGGTTAGCGAGCAGACGGTTGGCGTCCGTCGCCATCCAAAAACGATAGGTATTGATAGCCATAGTCCCTATCTTGGCCTTTAGTCAAGGGTGTCAACCCTAGGTTAAAACCTTCAACTTCTGGATGGTTTGTATGCCAAAACCATAAAGAGGGTCGCCAAATCCAATATACTGACCAGTAGTGTATGCCTCTGCCGCAAGCGTCACTATTCCTGGCGAAAAGTCTAGGGTAGAACCTACCATCTCATCAAAGTCCTTCTT